TACAATGAATCTGGACAAGTTAAGGTAAATTATACAGGTTTATCTCTTAGTAACTTTACAGCCAATGTGTACAAACAGTTTAACATTATTAGTGCAACAACAACCCTATCGAGTTCTCCTACAACAACTTACCCTCACAGTACACCAAATAGTTATGTTGGGGTTTTTGATGGTACTAGAGGAAGTTCTCCTAACGGTAGATTGATTGAAAACCCTATTGGTGGACAAGTACATGCTTGGAGAATACAAGGTTCTTACTCAGGTAAAGCTACTGGTGGTGCAGGGGCAGAACTTTTATTCCTACGTCTTCGTAACCCTGTTAGTGGCTTTCAAATAACTAAATCCATTGTTATGCCTAATGGTCCTGCATCAGCTAATGTTTATGAAGAAATTCTTACTATTGCAGATGACGCATCTATCCCTTCACCTAATGGATATATCTTAGAGGTAGCAACTTCTGTAACAGAGGCAGCTCTAACAATTCAGATTGATAATATTACAAGAATCTCTTATGCAGTAGAGATAAATAGATAAAGACTGTCTATTTACACCAAACATATTTAGGAAATAAATAATGGCTTTAAACGAATTAATTAACCAAATTGTTGACGTACAGATTCGTAACGTCACAAGTAACACATACTCAAGAGATTTAAATACTATTGCTGTTTTAGCTAAGCACGATGTCTTTACTGCTCCTGAAATCTATCGAGTTTATCAAGGTTCTTCTGCAATGGCTGAAGATGGTTTTGATTTAACTTCTTATGCTTATAATGCTGTACGTGTAATCTTCTCACAAGAGATTACTCCTGTCAATGTTGTAGTTGGTCGTGTAGCTGCTTCTGGAGCTAACGCTGATTACCTAACAGCTTTCAATCAACTATTGATGGTTCCTCAAGGTTGGTTATGGTTGATTAGTGATTTACGTGATACAGCAACACAAGTAACTTTGGCTGGTTTAGCTGAGACTAACGATAAGATGTACTTAGCTGCTACACACGAAACTGTTGCTTTAACTGCTTTAGATGAAACAGACTTGTCTAGTAAAGTTAAAGCTCTGAGCTACGGTAATACAGCTTGTTGGTTTGATGACAAGTTAGGAACTGATCTAGCACCTTTACCCAACTACAGCGAAGCAGCTTTACTTGGTCGCTGTGCTAATGGTATTGCTGGAACAGTTAACTTCCGTCTTAAACGTCTTGTTGGTGTTACTGTAGCTCCTTCTGTTGATACCTTAACTAAGATGACAGTATTGGAAAGTAAAGGCTACACTTTTGCTGCTAACATTGAACAATCTGTTCGTTCTTATGGTTCAAGTAAGACAGGTAGTGGTGAATGGATTGATGTTGTATTAGCTATCATGTGGTTGAAAGTAAATATCCGTGAACGTGTATTTGCTACAATTGCTAACAGTGAAAAACTTCCATATGAAACAGAAGGTGCTGCTGCTATTGAAGCTGATGTACGCTCTGTTATTGCTGAAGCTCAAGGATATAACATTGTAGCAGATGACACACCTATTAGTGTGACAACTCCTAATATTCTTGATTTAACTCCAGCACAACGTAATACACGTATCTTACCTAACGTAAGATTCTCTTGTCGTTTATCTGGTGCAATTAACGGTACAGTAATTCGTGGTGAAGTGTTTGCTTAATTGCAAACCCTTTTCTAATAAATATAAAGGAACAATTATAAATGTCTAAAATTAGAACAGGTATTTACGACTTCTCTCAAGTCTTACTTCTAATCAAACACAAGAACTTTGCAGGACAAATCAACATTGATGGTTTCATGCCTGATACAGAAATTACTGTAGAACGTGATGATCCTCGTTGGACACGTAATGGTAGTGGAGATGGTAAGGCTACTACATTCATTCGTAATCCAGATAACTCAGGTATGATTGGTTTTACACTAAATCAATCTACAGACTCTCTCGATAAGATGAATGCTATCTGTCAATACAGTAATACAAACAGAACATTGAATATCTTGTTTGAAACAACTCTGGTTGATAAGAGTTCTCGTACAATTTACTTCTCCCCTGAGTCATTAGCATCTTTCCCTGATAGTGTTAGTTTTGGTTCTACAGAGAGTGGTCGTGAGTTCTCAATCATCTGCGGTAACTTGCAAGAGAATATAGGTGGTAGCTCAGCTATTCCTCAAGACACTCTAGCAATCTTAAATGCTTTCCAGATTAATGTAGATGACTCTTGGACTGTTTTGTCTTAACAGGTATTAACTAGATGATATAAGCTCGTTTTAGGCGTTTTATCTATTTAAGGTACTAACATACCATTTACTCGATAAGAGGCTTATAACGAGCTGTGGTAACGATTTAGAGCTATATAAACATACAAGTTAGAGGCACTGATGTCAAAGGTTAGTTTAATTGATCCATCTGAGTTCAAGCTCAATATGATGGGTGTCAATGTGGAAGGTTTTACTAAAGGGACATTTGTCACAGTAACTCGTAATGACCCAATGTTTTCACAAAAGAGAAGTTTAAAGGGTAAGACTCAGGTTAGGAAGAACTCTCATTCATTCTACACTCTTAGATTTATCTTAGATAGTGGAGTATCTAGTAATGCTTGGATACATACACTTTATCAAATGCAAGAATCTTATGGAATTGCTTTCCCTGTTCCTGTTCTGTTTAGAGATAAGATGGGAACAAGTACATTCTTCTGTAAGGCTGCTTATTTACAAGAACCTGAAGCTACGTTTGGTACAGATTCTACAACAAGAGAGTGGAGTTTAATTTGTAATGAAGTTTCTCATGTTATTGGTAGTAATCAACAAGACGATAGAATTGCTAATATCTTAAGTACAATCACTTCAGCTATTGGTGTAGCAGGAGCTTTTGGTATTGATGTTGGTCAGTTTGTAGGTAATGCAATTGGTTCTGCAACTAGCTTAATCAATGGAGTGAGATAATGGCTTTATTAGACTTCGTTAAAAGAGTTACAGGTATTGAAACTTACGATGCTTCTGATAGTGAAGTTATTGTGGCTAACAAAGCTTTATCTGACTTTACAAGAGTTGTTATAAACACTTCAGAAACAAGTAAGTTAGAAGTTGGTGTTGATCCAAGTTATCAAGTTCCTGTTTCAACAGTTCCTACAACAACAATCTCTATCAGTTTATTACCTAACAGTGAAGATGTAGAGTTCTTAGAATCCCTACAAGATTACATTCAAAAGAATGGTGGTTATTTCAACATTGCAGTTACTAACAGTGGAAAGTTTAGAGGTAGTTATAGTTGTTTCTTCTTAAATGATTCTGACATTGTTATTGATGTAGAACCTGACGATGAGACATTTGAGTTTGGAGCTGTAAGAGAAGACAGAGGTTTATCTGCAAAGAACATTTTTAGAAACACAACAAATAATCTACCTGTTGGTAGTGCTTAGTAATATTTAGGAGAAATGAATTGGAACAAGATGTTCAAGTAAAGAAATTAAAGTTTATTGAATCAGAGATTATTGATATTGATGGTGAACGTATTGTTAAGTACGGAAGTAAATCATATCGCATCAAGTTATTCAAAGGTCGTAATAGTTATCGAGTATTAACAAAACTGACTAAGTATGGTAGTAGTGTATTTGGTGGTGTACTACGAGGTGTAGCTGATTCTGGTGAAGATGTAGACGCTGTATCTATGTTAGTTGCAGGTAGTTTACGTGATGCTTTCCAAACATTAGATGATCCTGATTTAGAACTGTTTGTGTGTGAAGAATTAGTTTCTAATGTATTCTCTAATAATGAACCTTTTGATTGGGATAATGAATTTAAAGGTAAGAATATGTTAGTTTGTTTTGACTTGTTACGTCAAGTTATTCAATACAACTTCTCCCCTGTTTTTCAGGAACTCGGTATCGCTGCACTCTTTCAGAAAAAGGAAGTAAGCGAGTAAGCGAATCGAGGGTAAATAATAAAGAGTTTAATAAGCTCCAAGAGAGTTTATCTATTCCTGTTGAGTGGGTGACAATCTTAGCTGATGATCATCCTCCACTATCTTTATTTGAATTAGCTCATACAGCTACATTGCACGATGTATACGATGCTTTAGAGATGATAGAGTTTAAAAAATACTTACAAATAGAACAAAGAAACTTAGAACAACAACAAGAAGGTTAAGAGGTGTCTTTACATGAATAAAAAGATAGCAAGTTTATTTGCTTCTGTTGGTTTTAATATCGACACCACTGATCTAAATAAGTTAGATGGGCATTTAAAAACCATTCGTGGAAACACAGCTAACCTATCTCGAAATCTTAGAGTTGTAAATACTCAGTTAAATACAACTTCAACTCGTATGAGAAACTTAGCTAAAGCTGCTGAAGCGGTTACTAAGTTTAATAATCTTGGTGGTAAGTATGTAACTTTAGCTGTTAAGGTTAAAGAAGCTGAAGGAGCTATTGCTCGTTTTGGTAGAGTTTTAAAACTCATTGAACCAAGATTAGACAGTACGAACTTTAGATTATCTACAACAGTAAGATCATATCAAGACTTAGCTGCTGCTGTAAGAGAAGCGAATAGAGAATTAAGTAGAACTCCTAATCGTCCTCCTCGTCCAATTCCTCCTCTTGGTGGTGGTAGAGGTAATGGTGGAGGTGGTGGTTCTGGTGGAGGACAAGGTGGTGGAGCTGGAGCAGGATTCTTAGGTGGTTTACTAGGCGCTGCTGGAAGGTTCACACCTGCTGGAATGATAGGTGGTTCTGCTGTAACAGGCGCAGCAGTT